TTAGTTTCCGTTTTGTGCCATATCTATAATTTTTGAAATTGAAGCATTTTTAATACCTGGATTATTGATTGTTATTTGCGGATTATGCCTAACTTTAGTTGTATATAAATTAGAAGGCTCTACAGAAAATACATAGTCGTGTGTCGCATTTCCGTTCTCATCTGTATGATCTTCTATAAATGTATGTCCTATAATGTCGAACTGAGTTACTAAGTTATTGTGTATTGCCGGTTGTACTTCAATTGATATTCTAGGGTTAATAATTTTTCCGTTCTCATCTTTATCTTCTGAGTTAAGCCCTTCATGTCCTGTAAGCACAACGTGAAATCCGAGCTTATCTTTAACCTTTAATAGGTGCCTAATCGAGTTAACAATTAATTTAGATGTTTCCCCATAATCTTGAATTCTTGCTTTTTTGACTTGGTGCGTGTTCATCACATGAGTCAGCGTTATATCTCTTAACTTTTGTGCTGTTTCAATTACAACCACATCAAGTAACTTTCCTCTTTGTCTAGCTGTATTTACAATCGATTCAATACTCGCAATTGTGTTTCTAAAAGCAATGTAATTGTCGACCCTCTTCACAAAAACTTGCCGCGTTACTTGAGTGCCATCTTCGTGAATATCAATAATAAAAGCGTTGTTTTCTCTAGTGGCTAAAGTCGTCTTTCCGGTTCCTGATTTGCCATATACCATAATTGAATAATAGTTCTGAGTATCTTCGTTAATTTCTTCAATACCTAGTTCTTGTAAAATGTCTTGTTCCTCACTCATCACTTAATCACCAAACTTTCCGTTACCTTTAATTCAGCACCCGGAATATCTTTGCCAGCTTTCAAATCATCGATTAGTTGCTTAGAATTAAGCTTTGGCGCTTGTGATAGCCAATAATCCTTTGGAATAAGTTTTTCATCGATAATATTTTTACTAGCCCCGTTTTTGCGCTTGTAAATATGATTAGTAGCTGTGCGGTAACTATCTACTTCCTGTGTTTCTAACATCTCTTTTAAGTAATCTCTTAAACGATCAGTTAAATTTTGTTTTTGTTTTTTTAAATTTTGAAGTCTCTTAATTTCTTTATCTATGACATCTATGTCACCTAAAGTTTCACGTCTCCAATTGACAATGTTGTCTACTTTGACGTTCATTTCTGCTTTGATAGAATCTAATGTATCTTTTAGTAATGTTGGATCTAATTCATCTTGATTAGACATCTCTTTAAATGCTTCTGATAGCTCATATAGATTAGCCATTAGTTAATCCCCCTCTACCATTTCATGACTAAGTTAATTAGTCTGTCCTGTTCATCTGTGTTCTCTTCAATCCATTCATCTATCGCTTGGTTGAATAAGTCTGATGCCATATCTAAGTCATTCTCATCTACAACATAAGCATGTTTAATTGGTACGTTGTTCATATCTTTAACTTGTATTGATATGCCCATATGACCTTTTAAAATGAATAGCTTAAAATCGAATCCGTTAACATGAATATTTTTGCGTATGATATCGCCTATTTCGTAATACATTGTTTTAGTCCTCCTTGTCGTCATCAATACCGAGAAATTTTTGTGATTTACACATTTGGAGAACATTGACAATGTCTTTATAACTCTTAGTGCTATCCAATAAGGAAGCAAGATCGAAAGTATGACCAATCACAGAACTTGAACCTGCTAAATAATCTCCGTCGATAACTCCTATTGATGAGAAAAGTAAAATATCAAATTTACTTTCTCCCTTAATTTCTTTCGCTAATTCATACAATTCTCCGCTTTTTTCAGATAATAAGTCTTTTATTTCGTCCTGCGTCATGTCTTTATAATTTTTAGTCATAGTTGACTACCTCCGTATATTTTGATTTAATTAAGTTGTATATTTTGATAAATGTTTGTCACTGTTACTTGTTGTCGCAAGTAGCAGTTTTTTTATTCTTCATAAAAATATTCCTTATAGAATATGAATGTTGCGATACTTGCGAATCCCGCAATTGACCATGCAGTAGTGAAGTATAGAAACGGCATAAGTACAATTGCTAAGACTGTAAAGCACAGTACTGCTACTAGGTAGCTTTTATAAATGTTGCTCATTTTATTCTCTCCTTATATATTTCATTGAAATGCTCATCGACGAATTTATTCATCTTTCTTGCGTTAAATCTCCAGCGATTAAAATTCTCATCTGGGTAATGCACAATTCCTTGCGCTCTTAGTTCTTTTTCAAATCTAGGATGAAATAGTAATCTGTCCTTGATAGTCTCATCAGATGCAATTTTTAATTTCTTCTTTAAGTCACTCATGTTCCATACAGGGTCTAATGAATAACCAATTAGCTCATCATATTCATCTTTTGTGATAAGTACATGTGTTTCAGGTATTGGAACGGTTACGTTTAATACATGTGGCATTTCTATCATTCCTTTCGTGTATAATGTTGTTATCTCCTACAGAGAGGAGGTGAATATTATGAAAAACTACTATCACCTTTTGTCTTTCGATGACGATTTAGCTAATGATGCAGCTAACGATCTGTTAAAAGAAGGTTGGGATATCGTTCATGTTGGTACAAAATTAGTTAAAATTTTGGATAATGGACAAGCGTACTACAATACTGAATACGTTCTGGGCGGAACTAAAAATCAGTATGAAAAATATTTAGAAGATTGCCAGCAGTCCGAGTTAGATTATTTTTAACTTATGTTTTTCTGCGGTTATTAGCTAAATACTTTTGTTCTCTATCAATTAGGTAGAGAACTTTTTTAATTTCAGTGTAAGAAAACTTTTCTAGTTCAATACATTGATTAATTACAGACATTAAATTCTTTTGTTTATTATTTAAATTCTTCTTTTGGATTTTTAAAGAATAAAGTTCTTTCATATCTTCCATATTGTTTATGCTCCTTTCTGCTATACTCCTATTAAGGAGGTGAATTCGTATGAAGTTAAAACACGATTGCATACGTGAAGTTCTTTTAGTTATAGAGAGTGATTTAAAATTAAATAATGTTCTAGATAATGAAGACCTAGAAAATACAATTAAAAATTTCTCACGTGAAGACATCGAATACACTGTTAAACAATTGACCGGTGCAGGTTATATAGACGCTGAATTCTATATGGAAGGTTATTTTGTTAAACATATGAATTTTTCAGGTCACAACCTTTTGGATGATGTTAGAGATGTCGAAGTTTGGAGAGAAACTAAAGCTAAAGCGTCAAAAGTTTCTTCGATTTCAATCCCTATAATTCAACAAATCGCATCGTCAGTCGTTAACAAGATGCTCGGGCTATAGTAATTTAAATTCAACACCGTCTATTTGAACGAACAGATTATCTAAGTCAGGTATTTTCTTTTTATATAAATCAAACCTTGATTTGATATCTGCTAATAAATAATGTTCCAAATTCCCAATTGATAATAGTCGTCTATTACCTTCTTCGTCATAGTAGTAATAGATGACTTTTTTGTTTTGAGCTTGCATTTGCTGCGCCCTCCTGTTAAGCAGTTACGTTAGCTTCATAACCGAATTCAGTCATGATTTCATGTATTTTCAATCTGCCTTTTTGTGTCCATCTAGTTTGTAAAACTGTGTCTTCTCTACCGTCAGAGCGTACAATTGCTATAGTGTCTGATTCTGTGTAACTCTTGCCCATGTGTTCTGAGTAAAGTACCCACTGTTTATTTACTTTTCTTTGTAATCTAGCTTCGTGTAGTAGTTTGTTTAACTTTTGTGCTGATATACCGTAGTCTGCCGCGATTTGAGTTGTAGCTAATGTGCCAGTTGATTTTAAGATTTCATCAACATAATCTGCTTTGGGTTTTAGCTCTCCGATTTCTTGTTGTAAAAGTAAGTTTTGCTCTTTTTCTTTCTTATACTCAGTCAATACTGTAATAATGTAGTCTGGATCTTTTAATGTTTGTTCAATTACATTGTCTGTTGCGTAGATACCGTGTTTGCGAATGGCTGGTAAAACTTCATCAAACACCCATTCTTCAAATTGTTCTGCTTGTGGTAATTTCGAACGTGAGATTAATCTGTATAAGTTACCTTCATCTATGAACTTTTTGTTTTGTTTTCTTCCAAGTGAATCGATGACGTCGTGATTCACGACCCCACGTCGTTTTACGTGTCTGCTTATTGCATCTCTAGGGTTTGAATATCCTAAAGTCATAGCGACTTCCGTCGCCGGAAACCACTGCTTACCTTCAATGGTTAAAATTTCTAAATCTCCAAATTGCGAATTTTGAAATCTTTGTAATGCTTGCATTGTTCGTTCCTCCTTTTAAGATGTTTGTTTTTCTTCGACTAAAACGTATTTAAAATACGATTCATCTTTAAAAAAAATAATCTCATCAATAGAGATATCTAATGTTTTAGCAATTCTAAAGGCGTCTCTAGGTTTAATCATTTCTGGATTGTTTTCCCAAATGTTATAAGTAGACGGCGAAATCCCGAGTTTTTCAGCGAAAGATGACTGTGTGTAACCTTTTCGTTTTCGCCATTCATCTAATTTCAAACTATGTTTGATGTAGTTCATTTTTTTGCCTCCTTGTTAAGTTCTGACTAAAGTATATCGTAATTAAAATGCGATTGCAAGTATTTTTCGTAATCATTTTAGAGATTTACGTATTTTTATTTTTGTAAATCGTATTTTAAGGGTTGCAATTACGATTTTTCATAGTATAATGAAAGTGTAAAAACATTATATATAAGGAAGGAAAACAAAATGGCTTTCAAAAATTCCATAAAAGAAATCAGATTGAACAATAGATTGTCTAAAGTTGAGATGGCTAGAAAATTAGATGTTTCCGAAGGTACTATAAGAATGTGGGAAAGCGGAAGAACTGAACCTAGAATGGGTATGGTCGAAAAAATTTCAAGTTTGTTCAATGTTTCTAAAGGTTACCTATTAGGAGAAATTGAGGAAATTGTTTTGCCAGAATTTGATAGCGAAATCGAGGTTCCATATTTCGGTAAAGTTTCTGCTGGAAATTTCGAAGAAGTTGCAATTGATAATGAAAAATTAAAAGTTCCACCACTTGCTTTTAACGGTCGTAAACCTAGCGAATGTATAGCACTAAAAATAAACGGAGATAGCATGAATAAAATACTCGCTAACGGTTCTTATATAATTGTCCATGATTATAGAAAGTCTTGTGATCATAAACTTAACAGCAATGACATCCTTGTATTACGTCTAGGTGGTGAATATACAGTTAAGCGTGTGAGACGTACTGAAACAAAACTACATTTAGACCCAGTAAGCTATTCAGATGAATTTAAAACTAATTCTTACGATTTAGATTCTATTGATGAAATCGAAGTGATAGGCAAAGTTATTTATAACTATCGTATTTTTGATTAATAGCGCCTATGTGGCGCTTTAATATAAATATAAACAAAGGAGAAATTGACATGAAAAAAGCAATCTTAACTTTAAGTCTTATATTTATTACCTACTACCTCACTTTTAAATATATGTGGATTAAAGAATTGAAGTATTAATCATGCTTATTTGAAAAAGACGTCTATTTCAGCAGTGTTTGAAAGGAAGTTTATAATGAAAATAAAAAATTGCAAAATAAAAAAAGAAACTATAGTATATGAAGTTTTAACTAGTGGTAATCAACCATTCACTTATGAGTTACCTAAAGATTTATCGTCACATAATGCGCGTAAATACTTGGAATTTATTTCACAAAAAATAGATGGCGATAAGTTAACCAAAGAAGATTCATTATGATTTTACTAATCAAAAAACGCCTACAAGTGTAGACGTTGAATGGTGGTGAGAATTTTATGGCGGATAAAAACAAAAAACAAGAAGCTACTCGTAGTAACCCAATAAACAAAAGTTTTGAAAAGCCGGGTGCCAGCGAAAACTTAAAAAGCACTTTATCAGAAAAAGCTAAGAAAAAAGATTAATATTCATTCATTAAATATAAATCCAATTTAATTTGTTGTTTAAGGTCTACAAGTGTATGTTTAATATACAATTCATCGTTTGACGGTAAATCAGATACTTTGAAATCTTGTCGCTCAACCTCTAGTAAATCGAAATCGCTACCAGCTGAATTATAGGTTTTAAGTTCACCCTCTTCAATGATTCTGTTTTCAAAGTCTTTAATAACTATAAATACTGGTTTACCGTTGTTATTAAACAACTTGTCTCTTTTGTCTAATAAGCTTATACAATCCAAATTCATAAACTTTCTTGTTTCATTAATTAACCAGATAATGAATTTAACAATTAAAGGATTAAATACAAGCACTGTTAAAACAAAAATAATTAGAAACCAAATATTTGCTTTTAGACCTGTAAGCAACTGAAGTAAACTCAAATTTTTTAAATCAACATTATTAAAAATTATAAAAGTATAAAACCATATCAAACATGTTTCAATAGAAAAAATCAATAATACAGGAGTATTGATAATCTTGTTTTTTTCACTAACTAAACCTATCATTGTTAGATATTTATATGGTATGTAACCTAAAACTCCTGTAAGAAGAAGCGCCCCTAGAAATTGAGTCATCTTATCACCTACTTTTTATTTTATTATAACATATTTAGTACCTAGTACTAAATTTTGGGTAGCCCGCCTACCCTTATTATTTTTTGCCAATTTTGAGGAGGGAACGCATGAAAACACGTTGTTACGATGGTAAAAAATGGCAATATGAATTTAAGCATGAAGGAAAAAGATACCGTAAGAAAGGTTTTAGAACAAAGCGTGAAGCTAATTCTGCTGGACTAGACAAGTTAAATGAGTTAAGAAGTGGTTTTAATATAGATAACTATATAACTCTTGCAGAATACTTCGAAAATTGGATTAAAACATATAAACAACCTGTTGTTAAAGAAAATACCTACCGTCATTATAGAAATGCATTACAACATATACAAAAACATAAAATAGGTAAAATGGAGTTATCAAAGATAAATAGACAAGTTTATCAGAAATTCATAAACGACTATTCAAAAGAACACGCAAAAGAAACTATAAGAAAAACAAACGGTGCTATTCGGTCAGCTTTAGATGACGCATTATATGATGGACTTATTTTTAAAAACCCCGCTTATAAAGTTAATTATAAAGCCGGAAAACCTACGAAGTCAGAACAAGAAAAATTCATCTCGGTAACTGAATATGAAATACTAAAAGATCACGTCAGAAAGAAGAGAACTCGTTCATCATTAGCGCTATTCATAATGATTTGTACGGGTTGTCGTGTCAGTGGTGCAAGAAATATAAAGATTGAGCATATCAACCAAGTGAAAAACACTATATTTATTGACGAGCGAAAAACCGATACTTCCCCTAGATATATCAGTATCGCTAAATCTGATATGAAACACATTATGGACGTCATAAGTACATTTGCAATTAGCTATGATGGTTACATTTTCAAAGAAGCCGGATTTATAATTAACCTTCAGGCTATCAATAATGCTTTGAAATCAGCCTGTAGAGTCAATAATATACCAATTATTACATCGCACGCATTAAGACACACTCATTGTTCTTATTTACTAGCAAAAGGTGTATCTATACATTACATTTCTAAAAGATTAGGTCATAAAAATATAGCAATAACTACATCCGTGTATTCTCATTTGTTAGAAGAAAAATTTAATGAAGAGGACAAAAAAACAACTAAAATTTTAGAAAGTATGTAATTTAGGGACCCATTAGGGACTCCAAACCCAATAAATACTGTTGTTACAAGGTTTCTATGTATCCAAACTGGGGGCAATATAAACGCGCTGATTTAATCGGACAATCTTCTTATATTAAAAATAATGATGTCGTAATATTCAATGAAGCATTTGATAATGGCGCATCAGATAAATTATTAAGTAATGTAAAAAAAGAATATCCTTATCAAACACCTGTACTCGGCCGTTCTCAATCAGGGTGGGACAAAACTGAAGGTAGCTACTCATCAACTGTTGCAGAAGATGGTGGCGTAGCGATTGTAAGTAAATATCCTATTAAAGAGAAAATCCAGCATGTTTTCAAAAGCGGTTGTGGATTCGATAATGATAGCAACAAAGGCTTTGTTTATACAAAAATAGAGAAAAATGGTAAGAACGTTCACGTTATCGGTACACATACACAATCTGAAGATTCACGTTGTGGTGCTGGACATGATCGAAAAATTAGAGCTGAACAAATGAAAGAAATCAGTGACTTTGTTAAAAAGAAAAATATCCCTAAAAATGAAACGGTATATATAGGTGGCGATCTTAATGTAAATAAAGGTACTCCAGAGTTCAAAGATATGCTTAAAAACTTGAATGTAAATGATGTTCTATATGCAGGTCATAATAGTACATGGGACCCTCAATCAAATTCAATTGCGAAATATAATTACCCTAATGGTAAACCAGAACATTTAGACTATATATTTACAGATAAAGATCATAAACAACCAAAACAATTAGTCAATGAAGTTGTGACTGAAAAACCTAAGCCATGGGATGTATATGCGTTCCCATATTACTACGTTTACAATGATTTTTCAGATCATTACCCAATCAAAGCCTATAGTAAATAG